CCGGCACATTCTTTAAGACTGCTTCAATGTGGTCAGTGGTCATGTCACACAAAGTAATATATGACAGCGGTTGATCGCCGGCGATGCCATATGTTCCCCAATCACATGACTCTCTAACCTGTTCATGAGAATCTGCAAGTGTAACGGTCAACAATTCTTCGTCACCGTTAGCACTGGAACGAATATAACTTAATCCACCATCAACCATGTACTCGTTGCCGTTCTTATCCTTGTGAGTAACATAATCATGCCGGTGTCGGCTTTGCAATAATGTGCCGTCTGGGGTTCTCATTGCATTGCGTATCATACGATAATCTGTATCTGTCATTACATCTATCCTATTTCAATTTGGCGAGCTAGTAAGGATTCGAACCCCAATCGCAAGGTTTTGGAGACCTGCATCTTACCATTAGACCACTAACTCATAAATAAGTATTGGTGTTTTAACAGCTTCCCGGAACCGAGATCTTCAGTTCTCCACCGCTTCAAACTATCGTACCCAAGTGTACGGACTACTGTCATCGTGTTCCAATTCTTAGGAACTACCCTAAGTTCTATCATAGAAGGAACAACTTACTACTAGCACAGAGTTAATGTGCTTGTCTGTTATACGAAATAATCTTTACGCTGTTTGATATTCCACTTCTCAACAACAGGAAGTCCAAACTCGTCTTCACCAACTACCACATAAGCAACTGTCTTCTTAACAGTAGCATAACGGCGTCCGCTATCTCCCCCAACTCCATGAGATCCTACCCATACAACATGTGGGTGGTCTTCGCAAAATGCAAAATTATCTGGATTATTACTAAATTCAAAGTAATTTCCGTATTCTTTTTCAGTGAAAACGCCTATTGGATCTGCTGTATGAGTGTAATATGCCATGTAACTACTGCCTCTTTGCGTTAATATGTATACTATTATACAGTATTTTGCTGGTAAGTCAACCGTTTTTTACCGGTATTTGTGGTTTAGATAAGTACTATTGTAGGTCATACGGGTCGTAGGAGACGCACATGATAGAGATAGCAGGGGCAATTAGCCTGGCAAATGCCGCCTTCAAGGGCATTCAACGAGCAGTCGCGGCGGGTCGAGAAATAGAAGATGTTGCTGGATATTTTGGTAAGTTCTTTGATGCTAAGGATCAGATAATAGGTGCTAGCCAATACGGTCAAAATCAACCAATGATTAAAAAGTTATTCAGTGGCAGTAGTGTAGAAGCACAGGCACTAGAAATAACAGCCGCCAAACATAAAATGGCAAATCTTGAGAAGGAACTCAGAGAGTTTTTAATATATTCAGGACAAGCTGGGTTCTATGAAGATATGATGAAAGAACGCAGAGCAATCCAACAAGCTAGAATGCGGGCGGCAACGCTCAAGGCAGAGTCTAGAAGGTTCTGGTTTGATATGGGTGCTATTGCTGTGGGCATAACAGCATGTGGTGGTATAATAGGCTTTATGGCTAGTTTAATTACATCAGCTAGTTAAGTAAGTGGCGGAGAGTGAGGGATTCGAACCCTCGATACAGTTACCCATATACCTCCTTAGCAGGGAGGCGCTTTCGACCACTCAGCCAACTCTCCGTATGTAGACATTATAGTAGTTATCACGTCTTGTGTCAAGAACTTTAGAAAGTGATAAATACTGCTATGCCTAGATTAAGTTTATGGAACAAGAACAAAACAAACGACTATGATTTTCAAGATAGAATTATTGCCGAGAATATCAACGCGGGTGGAACAGGAGTCTATGTACACAAATACATAGGAACATACACTGATGACACCACTGCAAGTACCGGAACAGGAGACTTGTATATACAAGATGTACTGTTTTTAGAAAACAGAGACAGGAAGTATGATACTGATATCTACGAATTACGTGGCAGTTATACTCCCGGTGATCCAGAGTTTGACTTAACACAGTTTGGACTGTTTGTTAACAATGACTCATTGTTTATGACTTTCCATATGAATACCTTAGCTAGTTTATTAGGCAGACGTTTAATGGCAGGTGATGTTGTTGAGCTACCTCATTTACGAGATGACTTATTACTTGGTGGCGGTGAAGCCGTTAATAGATATTTTGTTGTTAGTGATGCAGGCAGACCAGCAGAAGGCTACGATGCAAGATGGTGGCCCCACTTGTGGAGAGTGAAACTAACTAACATAACAGACAGTCCGGAGTACAGAGATATACTTGGCACTGGTGAAAGTGCTGACGATTTACGAAATATATTAAGTACTTACAGCACAGAAATTGCTATATCAGATAAAGTTCAAGCATTGGCGGCGGCTGAAACACCGTATGATGCAGACTATGTAGCTGGTGGTCATTTGTATGTAGAAGGTGACGCACCTGGAATTTATCTTCCTAATGTCGATGGCACTCCTCCAAACGGAGCAGTTATAGTTGGCAGTGGCGCAACATTCCCGGCAGATGCAAACGAAGGCGATTACTTCCTAAGAACAGACTTTTCACCGCACAGATTATTCTTAAAGAACTTGAGTGTTTGGCGTAGGGTTAGTGATGATAAGACACAGGCATGGTCGGCGGCTAACAAGATACTTACTTCGTTTGTTAACAATGATGACCAAAGAATTAATACTGATGGTACAACTGATTCAGTTAAAACTAATCTCAGTAAAATAGTGAAACCGAAGGCAGACTAGTATGGCAAATATGGATTATTTTTATGACGCACAGGTAAGAAGATACTTACTACAGTTCATGCGGATCTTTGGTGAATTTAAAGTTTCCGAAGGTAAACGTGGCGGTGTTACATATTATAACAAAGCTCCTGTTAGATATTCAGACATGAGCCGAATGGTTGCTCACATCCTTACTAAGGGTGGCGAGAACATGATTAACAGCACTCCATTTATTGCATGTAGTATACAAAGTTTATTAATTGCTAGAGACAGGACACAAGATCCAACACTAGTTTCCAAAGTACAAGTGGCTGAAAGGGCATACGATACTAATACTTCAACATACGGCACTGGGAAAGGAAACTTATATAGTACAGACAGAATAATGCCTGTACCTTACAACTTAACAATGCAAGTAGATATTTGGAGTAGTAATACTGACCAGAAACTACAGTTGTTAGAACAAATTTTAATATTATTCAATCCAAGTTTGCAGTTACAACAAAACTCAAATCCGTTGGATTGGGCTAATATATTCGAAGTTGAATTAACTGATATACAGTGGAGTAATAGAAGTATTCCAGCTGGTGTCGATGAAACGCTCGATGTTGCTACGCTGACATTTGTTATGCCTATATGGCTAAGTCCGCCGGCGGCAGTTAAACGTCAAAAAATTATTAACTCTATTACTGCTAATGTGTACAAGACAGATAGCACAGGCGACTTAGGGTACGATTCAGATATTTACGACTTCTTTAGAACCATAGACGGTGATATGGAAATTCAAACTATTACACCAAATAACTATTGGGTAAGTATAGATGGTGCTGAAGCAACACTATTTAAAAGTGCTCCAACTGGTACTCCAGCTCAAAGTGTTTACGATGACGGAACTACCGTGAAAGCAAATTGGAATGACTTATTAGAAGTGTTAGCACCTCAAACTAGCAGTGGATCTGCTGGCTCGAATGCTGTAAACCTTGCAGATATTCCGTTAACGGCTGGAAGTACACTACAATTAAATATCAATAATGACCTTGAAAGTGCCTCGTTAATCACAGGAACTATTGTCAGGTCAGTGACAGATACTGCTAAGTTAGTGTTCACATTAGACAGTGATACATTGCCTAGTACAACACAAACTGATGTAACAAGAATTGTTAATCCGCTTAATAATTATCCAGGAGACGGCACACTAGTTGCAGTTGCAACTGGACAACGATACTTGCTTACTAATGAAATTGTTGGAGACAACTGGGGCATCTTTAATGCAGATGTTCACGATATTATAGAATACGATGGTGCTAAATGGATTGTATCGCTTGATGCTAGTGCTCAAACTACAGTACAATACGTTAAAAACTTATACACAAACAAACAATACAAATACGAGAACGCCTCATGGACAAGCACACACGAAGGTCAGTACAACCCAGGATATTGGAAACTGAACCTGTAAAAACATTCGAAGGGATTGCTGGAGCAGGAGTTTTGTTTCTTGCTAAAGACACTGGACGATGCTTATTCCAATTAAGGAATAGTGATAAGCGTCATAAGAATACTTGGGGTTTTTGGGGTGGCATGATTGATAATGGTGAGACTCCATTTGAATGTATACAACGTGAATTAGAAGAAGAAATTGGGTTCGTTCCAGAACTACAAAAATTAAATCCTATAGATGTTTATCAAAGTAGAAACAAAAACTTTATGTATTACAGTTTCGTTGCTGTTGTGCCGAGTGAGTTTATTCCTACGTTAAACAATGAAAGTGCCGGGTATGCCTGGGTTGATATCGGCAAGTGGCCCAAGCCGTTACATGACGGTGCAAGGTCTACACTTGGCAGAAATAAAGGCACAGATAAACTACATACCATCCTAAATATAAATACATCATGAAACCTATAGAGATTGACTGGTTATATAAAGTTAATGACATAAACATTTACTGGACAATCCCAACTAACGGTGGTGGTACAGCATTTTTAAAAGACTACTTCGATTATTTCAAAACATATCACCCAAACAAAACTTTTAATAATGCATTAGAATGGTGTGCAGGTCCAGGCTTTATAGGGTTTGGAGTGTTAGCATGTGATATATGCAATCATATAACGTTATTAGAAAAATTTGACCAAGCATGTGAGCTCATGTACAAAACCATTAAAAATGGTAATCTCGATAATGCTACTGTTGTGCATGATGATAACGTAGAAGTTTTAACAGACAAATACGACTTAATAATTGGGAATCCTCCACACTTTAGGCAATACCACGTTTTACAAAAACAACAAGGACAGTTTCACACAAAAGAAGATTGGGTAAGAATAGCAGTAGATAAAAACTGGAATATACATAGAGAGTTTTTTACAAATATAAAAAATAATATGAATCCTGATTGTTTGATTTTACTTTTAGAAAGTTTTGTGGAAGTGTCTAATGTAACTGCGGTTGCAAATGAATGTGGGTTTGTATTAAAAAATAAATACCCTGTTCAATCTACAATCGTAGATGAAAATGTTGGTCACATGCTAGTAGAATTTGTTCTAGCTTAATTTCATAAAATTGGGATAAGTAGTAGTATGTCAAAAGATATTATAAATTTTGATGTAGTTAGACTGACCACCGAGCTGAACAAATACCACAAACACAAATCTATACCTACATCGTTTTTTAACGGTACGTGGACAATACCCCATTTACTAAAGATTTACGATGAGTTAGAGAGTTATCACCAAAATATAGCTGATAACTTAATCGAGCAGTATAAAGTATCTGTTCAATCTAGTAGTGAAGGTTTGTATAAAAGTTTAGTAAACGAGTATAAAGCGTTTCTATCTACTCAGACTACTCGAGATCAACGATGGTACTATCCACCGGTGATGAATAAGTATCGACATAACATCAATCCTATAAGAGCGTTAACATTTGATGTTCGAGAAATGGCGTATGTGGGTAATGCTTCAAGTAGTCATCACCAATGGCTGTCTGATTTAATAACAGATCCAAACTTTTATCATAGAGTAATACAAGATATAATTAAAGACAGAGAACGTGTAGATATAATTTTAAATTTTTATCATCCTGCTTATATTACTGCCGGATTAGATATTCCGTTTGAATTAAAACATTTGCAAACGTTACGCACAGACTTACTTGAGTATGCAAAATTATTTACGGAATTTAGAAACTGGAGTCCGGACGAATAATTATTTGCCTGTGGCTATCATAATTCCGTTCCAATCCTTAGGCAAGTCTTGTGTCTTTTGAAATTCACAGCGTTCAATCCACATAGTATAGTAGCCTTTCATTTTGCCGTCAAACGTTTTAGATAATTGCTTACATAATTTAATTGCTTTATCAAAATCTTGATTGCGATAATGTTCATGCATTTGTGCATGTAGTTGTTTGCCTTTAACATACTTAGTTAGCTTAATATCTAATGCAGTATATATTTCTATGCCAACGCTTTTACCTTTTACTTGCAAGTCATCTACTTTTAAATAAAAGAAATTATTCTTAGTATGTTTATATGTATCACCGCCCACAAGGAGTAAACATCCGTACTCTTTACATTTGCTTTCTATTCTTGCCGCGGTACTAACTGCATCTCCGAGTATGTCGTAACTGTGCCTGGCAGTGGAGCCCATTTCCCCAATATAACCGAGCCCAGTATTAATACCAGCACCCATACCAATGGGTGGTCTGCCTTCTTTAACAATTTTATCATTGAATTTCTCTACTGCCCTGAGCATTAAT